TTGTAAGCAATGTTCTCAGCGAAGCTGGAACACCGTTTATCCGTCCTGACCTCGAGGACATCGACCTCACTGGTACATTGGCAATCAGCGCGGGTGCGGTGACCGGCACGAACACGCTGTTTACGCAAGAACTCGGTGTTGGCTATAAATTCGTAGCCAACGGAACCCGATTCACTGTCACAGCGATTGCCAGTGATACCAGCGCTACGGTAACTCCGGCAGATGTGACTGTCGCTGCAGAGACTCCGGCCAAGCTGGAAAAATCTCTGGCCAATGGCTTCTCATCCTTCGACTATGTCCTGCGAATCCGCATTACTGCGAAGAACGGCCTGGTAAGTCCCGTACTACCCGGTACTAATCGCCAGGGTCTTATCGACAGCAATGTAGTCAAGTTAACCTCCGAGTCTGAAGATATTGCTTATGAAGCCTACAAGCTTACTTCCCCTGCTCGGGCCCAAGACTTTGTCTATGCCATCGAGAAAGGAATGGGAGATGAATACTACGCTCCCGGTTTCCTAATGGCGCCAGAGGCCTATGCGACTCTGTCCTACTCTGCCAACTCCGACCTCGCTTCCCGTAACGAAGCGGTTACCGAGAGACTTAAGGTGACCCAAACCCTAATCGCTGCGGCCGAAGGCCGATTCGGTACGACTGAGGGGATTACTAACACCCAGCACGTCGCTCTTATCGACTGTGGTGGGGATGTGGAAAACCTTTCCCAGGCTCAAGACGAACTGAACACCATTAAGCAGACTGTGGGCTCGTTCTACGGACACGCTTCCTTCTACGCACCGTATGTGAAGAACCTGGACGATCGTTTTGTCCCGCCCAGCTCATTCGTCGCTGGCGCAGCCTGCGGTCGCTACGTCAATGAAGGGTTCCAGCAGCCTCCCGCCGGCTCGAGATATCCTCTACGCGGAGTGGTCGGTCTCAAGTTCTCCATCAGTGCTCAGCAGCAGGAGGTTACTTACGCTCTCGGACTAAACCCGATTAGATCGCTACCTAACCGTGGCATCGTGGTCTGGGGTGCACGGACTCTATCCAGCAGCCCTCTGTTCCGGTTTACAAATACCCGAGTAATCCTAAACGTCCTTATCGACATCATGAACCGTAGTTTTGACGACGTTCTATTCGAATCTATTGACAGCAGTAATACTGTTTTCTCTAGAGTCAAGTCTATCGCTACTCAGGTTCTTAATCAGTTCTATCGTCAAGGTGCCCTATTCGGTAATCGCCCGGAACAGGCTTACCTAGTCGTATGTGATACATCTAACAACGATGCCGCTCTTCTCGAGCAGGGTACGGTGAGGATGGATGCCTACGTTGCCACCTCCCCGACTCTTGAGCGTCTGGCAGTAACCATTGTCCGCACTCCGGTTGGACAAGTATCCCTGCTAAGTGATAGCTTTAGTAGGAATGAGGAAAGATTTACTTCGTTCCTTAATGCTACCAACCTTAACGTAAGGGAAACCCTCTGATTAAATGGCCAGAAGACAGCGGTACAGCGAAGAAGTAGTCCTGAACGGTGATAATCCGATCACTGAACAGCAGCCCAAGCGGACTGTTTACATCGAGCTATTTCGTTCAGGACCCCAGATCAGCTCTAGCGGACAAAAAATGGTGTTCGAAGAAGGCGATCTGGACCAGGTTGTATCTAGTTACAACCCGGAAAGTCACGAAGCACCGCTGATCATCGGCCACGATCAGGACGATGGTACCCCGGCCCTAGGCTGGGTACGAGAGGTGTGGCGGAAAGGTAAATCGCTCTGGGGTAAGGTAGAACTTACCCCGAAGGCAGAAAGACTAATCCGTGACGGTGTCTTTAAGAAAGTAAGTAGCTCTTTCTATCTCCCCGATGCGGATACTAATCCGTCTCCGGGGCAATTGGCACTTCGCCATCTCGGCCTTGTGTCAATCCCTGCGGTAAAAGGTCTCACGGCCTTTGCCGAAAACCCACCCGAAGGCTCGATTACAATAACTCCAACGGAGTCTTCTATTTCATTTCAAGAAACTTTACCTACTATGGCTAAAAGAAAAACCGAAGCCCCCGCTGAAGAAACTCAACAACAGGTTGTCGATCATGCCGACGGTCGGGGTATGACTATTAATGTCAACATTAATGGCATGAAAGCTACAGATGAAGAGGGAGAGCCGGTACAGGAAACCGGTTCGCCTGCTCCGTATGATATGGAGTACGCCGATCAAATGGCTCCTGAAGCTCCGACACCGGGAATGGCTGACCCTAGCCTCATGCGCAATGAGCAGGAGGGAATGGCTTCTCTGTCTATGGTCGAAGGTCCTGATGGCGAGGAGATGGGCGATGAAGACGCCGGCACTGCTCCTCCTGTAGACGAAGAAGGCGCTGGTCCTGACGGCATGGAAGGAGAAGGCGAAGCCGAGGAAGAAATGGCCCCTGCCGCCGAAGGCGAAGCCGATGTCGAAGATATGTCTGGCGACGACGATGAGCAGATAGCTTCAGACCTTGCGTCTCAATACACCGAAGAACAGCTCATCATGGCTCTGTATCAACTCGCACAGGGCTCACAGGAGATGGGTGAAGGCATGATGCCAGGTTATTCGGAAGAGGTTGTAACTGACTTCTCTGAGCCTGAAACTCCTGACCCCCTCTCTATCAAAGTAGCTGAACTCGAAGAAGAATTGGCCGCACAGCGTCGTGCTATGAGGCAGAAAGAGATCACTGATTTCTGCGAAGATCTGTACAGTGAGGGCAAGCTGACCGAACAGGTCGTCCCCATCTCAGATCTTTCCCGGTTCATGGAGACTCTGAATCCCAAGAACAATGTGAACTTCAGCGAAGCTGGTAAAGCTACTCAGTTCGAGTTTATGAAGTCCATGCTGGAAAACCTTCCTGCGATGGTTAGCTTCAACGAAGTGGCTACCCCGGCTTCTGCACCGAGTAAGAAGGCTAAGGCTCAGCGTCCCAGCGCTGAAGGCTATGTTTACGATCAGCGTAATGCAGACATCCACTCCAAAGCTGTGGAATACGCTGAGTCAGGCAAGGCGTCTGACTACATGTCTGCAGTTAAACTCGTTCTAGAAGAACTTAGCGAGTGAAATAGTTCCTTGTAACAACGGGGCGGCTTACCGCCTCGGCAGAGAGCCTAGCTTTCTGTTCTGGTTACATATAAAGGAAATGCTTCAACGGATCATTAACAACAACCGATAATATAGGAGGCAAAATGGCGACTGATCCTCGTTATATGTCGTTCGACCATAAGTATGTAGAGACGGTCACTGTGACCGACGCTACTGCACTTACTAATGGCATCGAACGTTGCCGCTTCGTCAAGAGAAGTGGCGCTTATCCTGGTGCTGGCGAATACGCCGCCGGGATTAATGTTTATAAGCTGTACGGTCAGGGCGAACTGACCGATAAGGGTTATCAGGTAGAAGACGCGTCTATGACCGCGCTCACTGGTACTCTGGCCATCGACACCGCTGGTGTTGTGACCGGTACTACTACCAACTTTGACCCTGAACTCAACGTCGGCGACACCATTAAGATTGGTGCTCAGCTATTCCGTGTCATGACTCGGACTAGCGATACCGCTGCAACTGTACTGCCTGCTCCCACTACCGCTATCAGCGGTGCTACCGCGTATATCTGGCCCGGTACTTATGAAGGTGAGAGCAATCCGAGCACTACTCCTCGCAAGCCTGGCGTATTCCCGTATCAATCGCTCATGAGCGTAGTCACCACGGGCATCGCTATTGCCGAAGTAGACTCCGGTTCTACCTTCGCAGTAGACGACGCTGTGTATTCCGATGCGACTGGTAAAGCCAGCAGCACCTCTGGTTCTGGTTTAATCCTGGGTCGCTCCCTAGACGTCATCGGCACTGCCGGTGCTGGACAATATATCCGGGTAAAACTGGGTAACGAAGCAGGATCCTGAGGAGAGTAATTAACTATGATGAATCTAGATCAAGTCCGTGTAGTGGACCCTATCCTTACGCAAATTGCGCAAGGATATAAAAATGCAGATGGTGTTGCTACTTTCTTTGCTCCCGCAGTAAGCATGAATGTGCGTGCTGGACGTACTCTTACCTTCGGGAAAGAGGCATTTGCTGCACAATCTTTCCTCCGTGCCCCTGGTACCAATATTCAGAAAATTCAGAATGAATTTGGCACCCGTAGCTTCTCGCTTCGTCAAGAGGCTATTAGCTGGGAGATTGCTGAAGAAGTAGCTGCTGAAGCTAAAAACGGTGCTGCTGCTATTGACCTTCGCGCTTATGCCGCTAAGGATGCCGCAAATCGCCTAATGCAGTCTTGGGAGGTATACATAGCTGAGAAAGTACAGGACATTACCCAGTACGAATCTGGTAACGTCCTCGATCTCGCTACTTATAATTCTGGTGCGGATCAGTTCAACAGCCCCACTTCCGACGTTGAGGTACTAATTGATGACATGAAGGAGCAAGTTCGCTCCCAGTGCTCTGTGTATCCTAACAAGATGGTATTGAGCCCGGATGCTTTTAATGCCCTAAAACGCAACAAAAGAATCCGTGATTTTATGCAGCGCGGTGTGCTAATCAACGAAAAGAGTTTGGCAGAAATTTTTGGACTTTCCGAAATTCGTGTTGCACGTCGTCTGAAGCTCAACCCAGAAACAAATGGTCTGGAAGATATCTACAGCAATGTGGCTATTCTTTTCTACCATCCTTCAGAAGCAACTGACGGATTTACCCCGGCTCTTGATGCCAACTATGGTAATCCGGCCTTTGCTTATACTTATCAGCTTTCAGGTTTCCCACTGGCAGTTCCTGAGCGATTTAATCTTGACCGCCGTACCTTCACCGGAGACGT